TGGGGATGCTGGTGGAGCGGAAGGAACTCACGGGGGCGAACGGGGGACCGATAGCGCTCTCAGCGACCGCACGCCCCCAGGAGATGACTGACGAGCAACTCCTCGCTATCGCTTCCGCCGGCTCGTCTCCGATGCTCCTCGAAGCCGAAAATCTGTAAGTTTGGGGGTATTATTGGGGGTATCTGTCAGCGTATGACACATAACCCCTTTGGTATCTGTGAGGTGTGAGTCCTTAGATAGCCATGAGCAACAAAAAGCCCCCATCTCTGGGGGCTCGCCGGCGGTCTGGTGGGGTTAGAAGTCCGTCGCCCAGGTGTTGCGCGATTGGAGCCGAGTTAGCTCGCGATCCGTGACGCGCTCGCGGTGTCCGTCTTTCCATACGATGACGTTGGGGCTTACGTTGATAAGCCGGAAGTCAGCGGCGGCCTTGCGGTCGTCAACTGCGGTTGGTGTGTAGGTTCCCATTGGTTCGGCGGCTTTGATCTTCGTGAGTGTCGCGGTCGTCATCATGAATACAGATTACCAACCTACTAGTAAGCTGTCAAGCGCCAATTTACTGCAGGCCGGCGGCTGCCGGCATCGCGAGCAGCGCCGCGCCGTGCAACTCATTCCAACGCTCTATACGGCGCTCACAGTTGGCGCGGACAGTCTCCCGCCGCTCAACGTCACGGGCGAACCTAGGAGCGATCTCAAGCGCATCCAGAGCGGCTATCTGCTCCCCCATGACCGCCGGCACGTTGCGGCGAGCGAACTCCTCGCGGGTGTGTCCCTGCAAATCCAAGTTGCTCCACTGTGCCGCGTCGATAACCAGCCTGATAGCGTCAATTCGCATTTATGCAACCTCCAAGAGCGCCGAGACGCCCTTCCAACTCTTGTAATGGCTCTCAACGTCCGCGAGCGTCTCGAAGCGCTTGAGAGAGCCTAGACGACCGCTCCAAGCTCGCGTGCAAGCGTTCTGTGTGCTCATGTACCAGGCGTTCTCACCTTTGCGAAGGGTCATGGTGTGGCCGCCCTTGACTAGCTGAAACTCGGTTGCGGATATCGCTTGAATCATCATGAGTAGAGATTACCAACTTACTAGTAAGCTGTCAAGCGCTAAATTAGCGGAGCGACCCGATACACCAGGCCGGCTCCGCACCACACCACATAATCGAAGGCGTCCGCGTGTCGCCAGATGCCGCCGAACTCTACCACGGGCTTACCGCAATGCCGGCAAGTAGGCATTAGAGGTTCGCAAATCTGGGGACGCTCACCGTGAGCCCGGTTTCGAGAGAGAAGACAGTACGGAGATTGTCGGCGTACACATCCTCATGCGTTGCGATCTCAGCGAGCTTGACGCCCCGTAGCTTGCTGAATGTCACGGTGTACGTATCCGCCGGCGTGAGTTCAATCTTCACAACGTTGATTCCCCGCTTTGTGAATCCACCACCACCAGGCAGCCGAAACACTAAGTAATTGTCGCCGCCGATGAAGCTCTTTGCGCCGGTCATCATCTTGAAACCGCCGCCGCCGAGTTGCTGAAGGATTGTGTTTGCTACTGTCATGTTTGCCATGAGTAGAGAGTACCAACCTACTAGTAAGCTGTCAAGCGCTAATTTACGCAACCCACGATTGCCGGTGAATGGGCTCCCACTCCCATTGACCAGGCCGGTAAGTACGCTGAGAGATCTTGCCATCACGGAGCGTAAAGCTCTGTAAGCGACCATCGGCACGTAGGACCAACGCGCCTCCCTTACGTCGCACCCAGGCTCTCACAGCAGCCTTCCAATCCGCCGCGCCGGTATGGTGAGCGAGCGTGCGCCACTCGGGGACGGTGAGGAGATTCGTGGGCATGGCGTTACGGTCGAAGTTGGTAGTGATTGCGTTCGTCATCATGAGTAGAGATTACCAACTTACTAGTAAGCTGTCAAGCGCTAAATAGAATAGGGGAGCCGTGAGTGTACCGGCTCCCCTAGGGTAGCTAGGCCGCCGCGAATATGGGACGGCTCGCGAAGCCGAACTTAGGATCATCGGGGGACGGCTTGATAGTCGCTTTGAAGGTGATAGCAGCGCCGCGCTCGGCTGGTGCGCCGCTCGGGAGAGTAGACCAGACCATAAAACCCTCAGCGGCCTTGACGAGCATCTTAGTGGTGAGTCCCCACTGGCTCTCCCGCTCCTCGACTTTTACGATGGTGCCGGTGATAGTGACGCGCCCAGAGGGGCAGGGGGCGGCGGCTTCCTTCTCGGCGGCTCGCTCAGCCTGAGTCACTGCATAGGCGTCATGCTTCGCGATGAGGGATTTAGCGAACACGGTCATTTTCTCGGAGAGCGTCCCGTACTGCTCAGTCGTGCGAATCATTTCCGCGAGCTTGTCCACGTTCGCCCAACGGCGGTTACGCTCGCGAGCCTCAGCCCAGGCAGCATCCTCGCGCTCGCGGCTGATGAAGTCATCCGGAGTCAACGCGAGCCCAACGATTGCGGGGAGTGCGTTACGCTCTGCAATCAACTCATACGCACGCGCTAAGCCTGCAGCGGTCCAAGCGGCAATTCCAGCACGCTTCCCCTTCGCTATGTGGTTCTCGTGTCGCGCCGCTTGCTTGAATGCGTCAAAATCCCCGTAAGCCATATCCAACTTTTCCGCACAGTCGCCGCCGGTCCTGATATAGCTGTTGGTGAGCGAGTGGTAGAAGAGAACGGTATAGATGCAATCAGCGCCGCAGATGTGGCAATTGCCGCCGTGCTCGTGGCGGCTGTACGTCCCGCCGGTCTGTTTCATGTGAGCTTGGATGCGGATGCGCTGAGCGAGCGCGTACTGTGCATCCCCGATCCCTTCAATCTTGACGTGCTCGAAAGCTACAAACTCATACTCTGAGGGATTGATAACTGAGGGGCGGTGGGTATCGTTACGCATTGGGTGTTGCCTCCATGAGTAGAGATTACCAACTTACTAGTAAGCTGTCAAGCGGATAATCTCTGAGCTTCCACCATCGCCTGATTGATTTGGCTCGCTAATACCTGCTCTACCGTCGCCTTCATCCTCTCCGGAGAGATCTCCGCGATGACCTGACGAGCCGCCACAATCGCTTTCTCTGCGGTATCCCCGCTCCCCGTAGACTTCCCGGTAATCGTCTCAGTGACGGTAAAGGAAATCTTCCCATCGTCCTCAGCGCTTCCCCATCGCACCACCACAAACTTGAGCGGAGCCATTACTCCTAGCTCGATTGGTGTACCCATCTTCAGCACCTTCGGATTTTCCACCGGCTTTGTGATGGTATGGCCGAGAGATTTGCAATTCATCCCCATTGGCCCACGTCCGCACGTTACACACTTCGCGGGACTATCGGGCATGGCGCACAGTACCTCCACCATCCCATCTCCATCCTCGTCATACTTCGCCCGTCGCATCGCACGCTTGGCGTCAGCGCTGAGCGCTCCGAGCATCACTTTCTTTTGAAGCCGCTCGCGCTCTTTCTCGCTCCACGCGCTCAGCGTCTTTACAGCTTCGGCGCGGTTGATAGCGTTCATCGTGCAACTAGTCTTTATCTTCCCAACGTGGCCGGCGATGCGAAGCCTGCGAGTCTCCACCGTGCGCTCAGCAATCAAGTCAACCGGACCTTCTACTTGATATCCCTGGGGACGTTTCTCGTCGCAATACCACTCGCCGCCGGTAACGATCACTTCCACGCGATCTATAGTGACTCCCTTGCTCCAAGTCCGCAACCGCTTACCGTCTACGCAAACGGGGGCTTTGCCTTCGACTGGTACCGCTACAACCGGAGCCTTACTCTTCACCAATGACTTCATAATTACTCCTCCCGCAATTCGGGGTATGCGTTGAATGCCCAGGTTGCCGCGTCTTTGGCGAGCTCGCGGGGCGCTCAGATGCGATCTCGTATTTCGCGTACACAACAGCAAGGCACGCGTGGTTTACGCAAGTCGCTTTGTATGCCTTCATCTTCTGTTCGTATGTCTTTGCCATGAGTAGAGATTACCAACCTACTAGTAAGCTGTCAAGCGCTAAATCGCAGCCAAGATCCAAACGCCAGCCCACAGCAACACCAGCACGCCGGCTGCTGAGATAAAGAACACGGATGAATTGTGGGAGATCCTCATAGCCCCACCGCCGTAGCGCATCCCGCACGCTGCCACACGGCGCGGAGATAATCGCGGATCGCCGGCGTACTACTCTTGTGGCATTCCCAACGCCGCGCAGCGCTCACATAGATCCAAAGTGGCCAGTGTGAGCGAGGCTTCATAGAGCTTTTGAAGTCGCCGTGATCCCAACTCGATAGAAGTATTCTCTGTAACATCTAGCACCACCATCCATGAAAAGTTATCGTAGAGCCGTCATCCCATCGCATCGTGAACGTCGGCGCACAAGCACAAAATAGCCAATAGCAATACAGCGCGAAGACGTAGAGTTGCGCTCGCCAGTGGAGCCTCATTACCGCCTCACCTGAAAATTACCGTCACACTCCCATAGCGTTGTAGGGTCAGAAAAGGTATCAGCGCGAACAATGCGGCAATGGTGTTGTATCGAGAATTGCACCCATTCCCGCTCACTCTCAGCACGCCGGCGGTCGTCCTCATTGATCTCGTGAGCGAATAAAACAAAAGCTCCGATGACCAGTAACAAAATTGCAGCGAGTGTCTTCATTTACTCAACTCCGCGTTACGCATGGATGCCGCTCTGAGTTGCTCCCCGGCCTTCGAGTACGAAGAGGGCATAATGCGATGGCCGATAAATTTGCAGGTTTCGCAGACGTGGAGCTTGTACAAGTGGCGGCGCGGACCCGAGCAGCGATGAGGCGTTGCAGTTGGCGGCCCCCAAAACTTCATGTTGCGCTTTCTCTCAAGGTCACAGTTGCCCCAGGTAGCTTCACAGTCGCCGTTATGGTGGTGATGTTTCGGCGCGGCCTTGATTCTCTCGGCTTCGGCTCTTTCAAACTCCGGATCTCTCACGCCGTCACCGTCCCCATCTGCTCCACCAGAGCCCGTATGCTCTCAACGCTCCACATACGAATACGCGGACCCTGTAGCACGCCGGCGGGATATTTCCCCGAGCCAACCCCACGCCACCAAGTTGCACGGCTGACGGGGATTACTGGGGGAATCCCTCGCTTACGGTCCCCGATAATCTGGGGAAGTCTCATATAACCAATTTCAGGCAGCATATAAAAGGCTCACTCCAATAAAGTCTAGAGTGAGCTTATATCGTCTCAAGTAATCCCGTCAAGCCTCAAAATAATTATGCGGATGGGATTACGGAGTCGATACCCATTGTGTGTCTAAATGCATTTGAAAACCTTTGATATCAAACGACTCGCACAAATTCAAAAACATCCGTGAATCGGAAGTGGTCCGAAAATGGATAAAGATTCGTCCGTCCGTTTGCTGCTTTATTTCCACAATCCTCACGCAACCCCCTTGCAGCACGGCATTACGCGGAAGAGTTCTGAGTTTGAATACTCAGACTCAAAGTCATTATTTATCTGTTTAGCTTCGCTCGCAACGGCCAACTCTACCGTATCCCCCTCTATCGTCCAATCTAGTGAGTGACGTTTGCGGGTAAGATCTCGACAACCTACCGCATGCACTTCCATTGGGTAATCGGTGCGGATAACTTGGAATTTGCTCATTGGTGTTGCCTCCATGTAGAGAGATTACCAACCTACTAGTAATCTGTCAAGCACTAAATAACGCAATTTGACAATTATTTTCGATGGGATATTGTTATCTCAACTCGTCAACAGTACCCGCAAGGGACGAAATGAGTTGTCCGGCATCGAGGGGTTGACTGAACCGGATAAGTAGCGCGAAGGTAGCGCGGGGACCAGAGCGAGCGTATAGCAGCGCGGGGACCAGAGCGGATCTTCCCGCGAAAACTCAAAGAGCGTAGGGACTCAGCCGCTACCGGCCATCTCCCTACGCTCTCCTAATTTGTGGGCTACGCGCAACTTATCCATTACGCTGCACTGATATTCGTGAATCCTAGGAAGTAACGGTATCGGGGTCGGTTGGATACCGAGGTAGCCCTCTACCCCGCTTTGAAAGCCAGCAATTTCCCGCCGCGCTGAGTCTGCTCAAGGAAATCCCCCCAGGCTTGCATCATCTTCGCTCGCGGCTCAAGGTAGAGAGCGTGATTGTAAGCCGCGCTGACGGCGTTACGGGGCGCGTGCGCGAGTTGTAGCTCGATATGGTCATGCGGCCATCCCTGCTCGTGTAGGAGCGTGCTGGCGAGCCCTCTAAACCCGTGGCCGGTCATCACGCCGCCGTATCCTATACGTTTGAGCGCGAAAAGTATCGTGTTGTTACTCATCGTGCGGCGATGGTCATTCTCACCAGGAAAGAGCAACTCCCCACCGCCGGTCACTGAGCGGAGTAATTCCAGCACTTCGAGCGCTTGAGTAGAGAGAGGTACGATATGCGGCGTCTTCATCTTCATCCGCTCAGCCGGTATATTCCAGCGAGCCATAGGCGCAATACCGAGCGCTCTGTCTAAAGGGTCATTAGCGAGATCAAACTCAGACCAACGCGCCCCTATCAATTCGCTGGTACGCACAAAGGTGAGCGCCATCAGTTTCATTGCGAGCCGAGTAATCACCTTCCCCCGATAGACTTCAATCGCTCTCAGCAAGGCCGGTAGCGCCGCCGCCTCCACTCGCGCAAGGTTCCGGCTCCGCGTCGGCTTGAGAACGTCCCCAGGCTTGATATCGGCGCAAGGATTCCGCTTGCAGTAACCGTGGGCAACTCCATACCTGAAAATCTGTCCGGTCGTCTCCAGCGCTCGCCGTGCGAGATCTCCGACACCGCGAGCCTCGATAGCCTTCACCATCCGGACCAACTCGGGGGCAATTACCTCATCGATCGGTCGGGCTCCGATATGGGGGTATACGTTCGCCTCCAGCCGCCTCCGCGTGCTGTCTACGTGCTGCTCGCTCTTATCCACTTTCCAATGCTCATGCCACAAGAGAGCCACGGCACGGAAGCTGCTCACGTCCCCCAGGACCGCCGCGAGCTTGGCGGCCTTGCGCTGCTCCATAGGGTCAGTACCCCCGGCGAGCAGCTTCCGCGCCGCGCCGTGCCGCTCCCGAGCGTCCACCAGGCTCACATCCGGATAGCCTCCGAAGCTCATCAGTTTCTCAGCGCCTTGAAAGCGGTACTTCCAGCGCCAGAGCTTTCCGCCTGCAGGTGTGACGAGCAGGAACAGGCCGCGCCCATCGGTCATGCGATAGGCGAGCGGCTTCACTTTGGCTTTGCGGATTTCGGTGTCACTTAGCATTGGGAACTCCTCAGATAACGAATTGCCGATTTCAGAGCGGAAACGCTGTCTCTGAATGCACCTAACGCGAGGTTGCAACCATGACAGAGAATTCCCCTAACTTTTCCCGTCAGGTGACAATGATCGGTCGCCCATCCGTACTTACTACCCGAGTCGGGGCGACTGCAGATACCACAGCAATGACCTTGCTCCGAAAACAATAGGTTCCATTGCTCTTTGGTCAGGCCATATTTCTTTACGATCTTGCGTTCGCGTCTTAGCTGTTTTTGCGCGAGAGTGTAGATGCGCTCTTTTTCTACCTTAGTTCGCGGCACGCGCTTGTATCGGAGAGCGCGAGCCTTCCGCTCTTGCAATGGCAATTTCATCCATTCTGACAAAGGATCTACAATAGGAGTCATGCGAAAGCGCCCTCAACGCGCTAGTAGCTGGCTGCCTGGTTCTGCTAAAACCGGCGGCCTTTTTTCATTATACCCCCACACTCTTTTTAGAATACCCCCAAAAATTACCTTGTTTTTGTGAGATTCAATGAGACTGGGTGAGACTACATAAGACTACAAATAACTCAGCGTAACCCCTGAATAATGGGTTACGCTGAGTCTGTTTTGATTATTTTGAGTGACTTGCGGGAGGTAATTGGTGGGCAGTGAGGGACTCGAAGCTGACTGTAAGTTGCCTATTATGAGTGATATGTGGATCACCACCCCGCGTATACCCCAAAAAATACCCCCATGAGATGAGGGTTACAATTGCGGCATGTTGAAATGGCTACGGGAGATGGTAAAGCGAGTCATGGGATGCAAGGAATGCGGCAGCGTTCTGGGGAATAAAGACTGCGAAACCTGTAATGGAGTCGCAGTCTTTATGCAAGAGTGGTAGGACTAAAAGCTATTCCAGACGCATCCGCCGGTTGACGAAGGCAACGCCACATCCCTAAATCTCATGGTGCTATTCGAGGGTATCGTCAGAGCGCTAGAGGAGCGATCAACGCCGTTGATTGGTTCCGCGCTGATGAGGTTTTTGATACCAACAGTGAAGGCCGATTGCGAGTTGTTGACCGTGTAAACGGCTCCGGTTTGACCGAGGCAGTTGGGCAGCGTGAGCGTCTGGTTTGCCGTGGGTTGAGACAACAGATAAGCATCCCCCGCGAGCATAGAGTACGTTGCCGCCGTAACGATGGTCGGGTTAGCTGCTGTTGAGCCAAAATAGTAATTGAGAGCATTTGACATCGCAGCCGCCATCAAAGGTTCGCCGCTATCCGTAGGGTGGAGCCCCCCGTTGAAGTAGGTAGTATTCGCCGCCGCGCCGTCCGCGCCGAGTAGAGGATTAGCAGCCATATCGGTTATGCCATCGGCCCCGCTCGCCACAATCCCCGTGCGAATCAAATTGTTATAAGTGTTTTTCTGAGCATCCGCTCCCGTGCCGCTGAAATCTAGCAGAGTTGACACAAACACTTTACATCCGCCGCGTTTTAGAGCTTGCACTTCGCCCTGCAAGTTAGTATAAACTTGCGCGGGTGTCACCCCTCCAATCAAGTCATTCACCCCCGCAAGCACGTTGACCACTCCACCAGCACCTTGTGATGTTTGGCACAGTTGCGCTACGCGGTTTGGTTCGGAGGCTGCAAACTCTTGCAATTTTTCGGACGGAATGCCCCAATTGCTGACTGTGTATGTGGGTTGGTTGACCAGGCTAAGAGTGCTGCAATAAGGGCCAACGGTGGCTAGGGTATCACCCGCTGTAATTGAATCTCCAACGCAATGAAGTTGCGGAGTTCCTAACAGCGGAGAGAAAGGGGAAGTTGTAACACCGCGATTGGCTACGTCAGCCCTAAATACTTGAGTGATCGCAGCCGCATCAGCCGCCGAGTACTGTGTACTGTGTACACGCATCCTATAGAACACGGCTTGCGGCGAACTGGCAACCCAAGGGCCAACCCCACTCGCACCGATAAACAGATTGCCAGATGTTTGCACACCCGCAGTTGAACCTTGCGCCAAGTATGCCACCTCCGCCCCATCCACATAAACGTGATCGAGGTTGCCGCTGCCGGTGCCAAGTACCCAAACAATTACATGAAAGCCTGAAAATCCACTCTGCGCTTGAGTTGACACAGACCCATTCCATATCATCGGCTGTCCGAAACTAGTCCCCGTGGCTACCCCAGTGACGAAATTGATCCCCGTGCTTCCCGTGCTGCTGGTAATCCAAGACGGAAACCCGTTGATGTTGTACTTCGGCGCACCGAGGCACGGACCCGGACCCGCCCAATTTATTCCACAAGGGACTGTCGTTATAGGCGACCAATAGGCTGCAATTACAAACGTCTTGCCGGCGTTTACCGCCGAAGGCAAAGCGATACCCTGGGCAGTTGCAGTTGTGAATCCAACCCCACCCTGCACCCAAGCTGGGGCGTTAGCGCCAGAACTAAAGGTGCCGTTGTTTCCGTTGCCGCTGGTGTCTACGAGTATGGTTCCGGCTCCAGAGTTGAACTGATAATCAGCAATGACGCCGGTTGCTAAATTACCAATCAAATTGGGCGTTTGGTAAGGAACAAAACCGAGAGCGCCGGTAATCTGGGAAGAGAGGAGAGCCTTGAATGAAGGCGCGGCAGCCGCGCCGCTGTATGGACCTTGATAGACCGTGTTCGCGGCTGCTGTACCGGAAAGCGCGGTTGCTGTCGCTATATTGCCGGTAGGTAATACGTAATCGGTACCGGGGGTTGCTGCAAGCACACCCCCCGCATTGTTGCCTTTCAAAAGGTTATTAGTTGTCGGTGTCGTACTACCACCGCTAAAAGTGTAAGCGTTGCCTGAATGCGACACGCCGGGTCCACCGAAGGTAAATGCCCCTATCAATGTGTCAATGCTAGAGACACCGCTCGCGCCGCCCCCAGGAAGCTCCGATAATGGCACTAGTCCCGCCGCGTCGAGCCTAGCCACTCCGTTTACCGCTCCCTTTTGCGTTGACGGAATAGCGGCGTTCGCAATCACACTCACGGGGGCTATTTGAGAGTTGACGTAAGTGGCAGATGCCGCTTGGTTTCCCGTCGGAGTGCCGGATAGGGAGATTGGTCCGGTCATCACGCCGCCGGCCAAAGGGAGATCCGCCGTCGCGCTATCGGCAACGGTCGCATGATCGGCGTTAGTGGCTATCGCTGCCCTTCCTGTCGTGTTCTGATTCAGCGGGGGAAAGTTGGTCATATTCGCCGCGCTGATTGCCGGCGCAAGCTGATACGTCGGTGATCCCGGCCCCCCCGATGCGGGACCGCCGAGCACCGAATTTTGCGGCGCATTGGCGCGAGTTGCCGCCACTGCTCCCGTAGAATTTGCATTCGATAAGAGAACTCCGTCCCCCGAGAATGAACTCACCCCCGCGCCGGGACCGCCCCCGGCTCTCGCAATTTGACCGTTAGGGCTCGCGGTTAGTACCAGGCTTACACTCGTTGCCGTAAACGTCCCCGATGTAACAAAGCGAATGTGAGTCAGTCCAGCAAGATTGACTTGATAGAGCCCGTTCGCGGTCGCAGTAACGGTGCTGCCAGTGGTGCCGGGAGTCGCTACGGGGCTAATCGGCAGCGGGTAGTAAGTCGCCCCGTTGTCGCCGCTCCCTTGCACTGCGAAGGTCACAGTAGTTAGTGAGGTTCCGGTAACAGTGATCGTCCCCGAAGCGAACGAACTCCCCACCGTCGAAGGCACTACCAGGCTATTGAGTTGAATCACAGTGCCGGTCTTACCAGTGGCAGTAAATATCTGAGCGGGAAAAACTGAGTTGCTGTAGGGACTGGCGAGGTTCTGAGCTTGACTCGCAACCCCCAACAGTAATAGCAGTGCCAGTAATACTTTTTGTCTCATTCGGCTATATCCTCCAACTACGGTATTATTTTCCCGATGATATCGGTTACAGAGGCCGCCGTCGAATTACTCGCACGCCGTAAGGCGCGGGTGAATATCCACGAGTACATTCGGTACAGTTCGCCGCTATATAAAACCTCAGTATTCTCCGCAGCCGTATGCGCCGCGCTCGATAAGTTCGTGGAAGACGTACAGGCCGGCAAGCGTCCTATCCTCATCCTGCAAGCTCCCCCTCAGCATGGAAAATCAGAGATGGTATCTCGGAGACTCCCTGCCTATCTGATGGGTAGATTTCCAAATTGGAGGATTGGTGGAGTCAGCTATAACGATGACCTCGCGAGCGCTATGGCTCAGGATGTACGCCGGAACCTTGCGAGTCCCGAGCATCAAAATTTATTCCCCGCTCCAAATGAAAAGAGGAAATTCGATGTCAACCGTACTGGCGAATTTACTTCCCCAGGCGGTACGGGTAGTTATGTCAGTGCCGGTGTGGGTTCGGGACTTACGGGGAAACCGCTCGATATTGGCATCATTGACGACCCGGTAAAAAACGAAAAGGAAGCTCTCAGCACGGTTACAAAAGAGGGTCAATGGAATTGGTATCAGTCAGTTTTTACGACTCGGCTCTCGGAGAAATCCGGCCAAATCATCATGGCTACCGCATGGGCTGAGGATGATCTTGTAGGCCGCGTGGGAGAGCACTTTCGCGGAGATCCTCGGCTAACACACTTGCGCTTTCCTGCAATCAATCTACGCGATGAAGTTGGATTCAACATAGATCTTCCGGAAGGTCCGCTCGTTCCCGAGCTTCATAGTTTAGAGAAGCTGTATGAGACTAAGGGCGTGCTCTCTGACTACTGGTGGAGCGCGATGTACCAACAGAGCCCGAAGGCTCTCGGCGGCAACGTCTTCAAAGAATCGACCGTACAGTATTATTTGCCGAAACAACTCCCCAAGAAATTCGACAAAGTTATAGCTTCCTGGGATTGCACTTTCAAGGATACCGATGGGACCGATTTCGTTGTCGGTCAGGTGTGGGGTAAGCATGGGGCGAACGCTTATCTCTTAGACCAAGTTCGCGCTCGCATGAGTTTCAGCACGACGGTAAAAGAGATCGTCATTCAGAGAAAAAAGCACTCTAAGACTGGAATTAGAGAGACTTTGATCGAAGACAAAGCTAACGGTCCCGCCGTCATTGATGTACTCAAAGCCACGCTCCCCGGCATCATCGCGATTGAACCGGATGGGTCTAAGCTCGCACGCGCTCACGCGGTTACGTGCTATTGGGAAGCGCTCAACATCTTCCTACCTCACGAGACTGTATGTGTCTGGGTACGCGGGTTTGTGAGTGAACTCACGAGCTTCCCGGCGGCGGCGCATGATGACCAAGTAGACGCAATGACCCAGGCGCTACGCCGGCTGTACCCGCTCGCAGGGAAGCTCAAAATAAGCCGGTCAGCAATCAATAAAGCTCTTGGCGTGGCATAATAACAGACGATGAGGCGAGCATAATGGGATGGACAGATTTATTTCGTCGAAAGGTTGAACCCGTTGTCTCGGTAGTCCCCAGACGCAACGGCTTGCGACGAGCGGCGGCTAGGGCCGGGACGGTCGTAACCAAGAGCTACACGTACCCCGTGAGGCTTCCTGACCTTCTACCTGCGATTATGCCGAAGGGCGCAACGGCTGGAATTGCGATGGACTCCAATTTTTCCCCGGCCAATTTCTTCGGCATGAATACGGCGGGTTTCCCTGGTTACCCCCATCTCGCTTTTCTCGCAACTCGCGCCGAGTACCGAGCGATGAGCGGGGCTCTCTCGACGGAGCTAACCCGCGAGTGGATAACCGTCAATAGCTCCGAGACTGACGACGACGCCACGAAGCAAAAAGTAACCGAGCTTACCAAAGCAATCGCGGACATGGGATTGCAGCAAATCATACAACGCGCCGCCGAGCATGATGCCACGTTTGGCCGCGCTCAAATCCTCATCGATATCAAGGGGCATGACCTTACAACCCCGCTCATCTTGAGCAATAAAACAATCAAGCTAGGGAGCCTCAATAAAGTAACAACCGTCGAGGCTATGTGGACAACACCCACTGCCTACAATGCTATAGACCCGATGGCCCCCGACTTCTACAAGCCGGCCAAATGGTTCATGCTCGGCAAGGAAGTACACGCGAGCCGCCTTCTCACCATCATTACCAGGCCGCTCCCCGATATGCTCAAACCCGCTTTCAACTTCGGCGGGATGAGCCTCAGTCAGCTCGCGGAACCCTATGTGGACAATTGGCTCCGCACGCGGCAGAGCGTCTCCGATCTCATCAATAACTTTTCCATTACTATGCTCAAAACCAGCATGGATCAGATATTGACAGCCACGGGGGACGATGCCACAGATGGGGATGCTGCGGATGAGCTAATGGATCGAGCAAGACTATTTAGCGCAGGGAGGAGCAATTTGGGGCTCGGGTTGCTCGATATGGACCGCGAGGAGCTAGTCCAACTCAATACCCCGCTCAGTGGCCTTCATGAGCTACAGGCACAGTCTCAGGAGCACATGTGCGCTGTGAGTCGCCTTCCAGCAATCATCCTGACTGGCATCTCTCCGAGTGGGCTCAACGCTTCGAGTGATGGTGAGATAAAAACTTTCTACGATTGGATCTCGGCTCAGCAAGAGGCGTACTGGCGTAAGCCGATCGATACCATTTTCAAAATCCTGCAGCTTTCGATGTACGGGGAGATTGATGAAGATATCACTTTCAAGTTTGAGCCTCTGTATCAGATGACGCAAAAGGAACTCTCTGAGATCCGAGCGGCTGACGCTACAGCAGCACAAACCTACGTTGGTATGGGCGCGGTAGACCCGATGGAAGTAAGAGAGAAAATTGCGCGAGATCCCGAGAGCGGCTATCAGGGGTTGGACCTTGACGTGGAACTTACAGACCCAAATTTAGGAGATGATGACGATGAAGACGACAAGTAAGATTTTTGCAGCGTTCGCGGTTCTCGCGGTTATGGCGATTGGCACGGGGTTCGCAGTCAATGTGATTGGGGCGATTGTCAACGCGACAACCGGCTTCCAATATAACGGGACGGCTCCGAGCAACCACGTCCTTTGCGGTAACGGGACAACTTACGTTGACGCCCCGAACTGCGGCACGGTCGCGAGTCCTTTTTATCAGATAGTGCAAACCGGCGGCACTTCGTTTATTCAGAGATTTTTTCTCAATTTTGACAGCAACTTTGCGCCTGCAGATAGCAACCCTTCTACTACGGTGCATCTCGCGTCCACCATCACTTCAAACACTTCCGGTAATGCGGCGACTGCGACGAATGCTAACGCTGTGGGTGGCGTAGCTCTCTCGGGTCTATGTCAAACGGGCGGAACGGGTTGCCCCCCAACTATCGGCTCTGTAACTTGTAACAGCAATGGTTGCTATCGTCAGTCAACGGACGGCTTTTACGAGATGTGGGGAGTATCCGGATCATTCCCGACGGGGGCGGCTGCATCAACGGTATTTGTGACTTTCCCTCATGCGTTTACTACCACAGCTAATCTCAGCTTTGTTGTATCGGCTGACGCTTGCGCCCAAGGTCCATGCTCTACCGGGGCAAAGAATCCCATATCCGTATCAGGTAATGGAGATCTATCGGTGAGTGGGTTTACTGCTGTCGCAATCGGCGTAGTTCCTACGGGCGGCGGCGGTACATCGCTTGTCGGAACTATTCACGCTCACTGGCACGCGTTCGGACAATGACGCCCAAAGTTGCACGAGCGGTTCACGCCAATCGCGGCCAAGCTATTCACTACCGCCGGCGGATGCAAACGCTCGTTGATGAGATGCATGAGAGCGTTTTGTACTGGCTGACGGCCACGTATAACCAAGCCCCGCCGGTACTCGCTCAGGACGCGAGCCCCGTAAAGGTCATACGTAAGCAATTGCGCGAGCTTGCTCAGCGTTGGCGCAAGCGTTTCGATGATTCCGCGCCGAAGATCGCGGAGGCTTATCTCAAGGGCTCTTTCAAGCATACCGATTCCGCGATGCGTCAGGCTCTCACAGATGCCGGTTGGACTGTCAAATTCGAGATGACGCCGGCGGTACGCGAAGCATTTGAAGCGTCACTCGCGGAGAATGTTGGGCTCATCCGCTCTATCCCTGAGCAGTATTTACAGCAGGTAGAGGGAGCGGTTATGCGCTCGTATGCTGTTGGGCGAGATCTCGAAACGATGGTGCGCGATATCAAACGCATATACCCGAAGGCAGCCAACCGCGCCGCGCTCATCGCTCGGGACCAGAGCAACAAGGCAAACGCGGTAGTAACGCGAGCCCGTCAAACTGAATTAGGGATAGTGGAAGCGATATGGATGCATTCTCACGCAGGGAAGGTTCCGCGCCCTGACCACGTTGCAGCCAACGGCAAGAAGTACAAAGTTGCCGAAGGCTGCCTTATCTCGGGGGAGTATATCTTTCCTGGTGAGCTTATCAATTGCCGCTGTACGTCGCGTTCGGTGCTGCCTGGGTTTTAGTGGTGACAATAATCAGCGGGTTGTATCTGCTCGTCTTCCGGAACATCTATATAAACTCCACAAAATTTACATTGATGGGGAGTATCTAAAATATGTTGGATCTGATCGAGTTGGTCTTGCATGTACGTTGCGGTGTGAAACACAGGAGCGGTTACCAAATTCAAAATACGCATTGCTTGTGCTGACATTTTATCCCCGCCTGTTGTGGTTGTGACCTTCGCACGCGCCGATGATGCAGATGAGAGCGAGCACCATTATTGTTACCAGTCCCCAAGGGTTATGCATAGTAGGTTCTATCCAATTCAAATTGACCGTTGTTCGCAAACTTGATGGTTGAGTGGGGACGGTGAAGCGTCCGCGCTACGGCGAGCGCTTGTTGGTGAGCCTCGATCCGACTTAGAAGGCCCAAGGTTGGCCCCCGCGAAAGTTGACTCCGATAGCGCAAGCCATGATGAAAAGACCAGTGATTACGGCGGCGACGACTACCATTTCCCGATTGTTTTTGATGAAGGTCATTGTCTTATTCTCCTGTTTGTTTCTCGGCTACAAGAGAGACATTAGCAGGGTACTAGTAGCCTGTCAATAACTATTTCATTTGCGGCATAATATTTTTTCTGAAATTATTACGGGTAATATGTCCGCTATGGGGGTTTTGGCTTTCGACGCTTCGGTTCGTAGTACGGACGCTTTCGGTCACTTGCGTATTGCCAAATCTCACATCAGCAAGGCGACCGTAAACCCCTATTACGGCATGGAGATACCCCGCGCCGCCGAGCTTGGACTCGATCCCAATAAGATCTATTATCTTTTCCGCGATCCCCTTGAATTAGCTCGCGCCGCGTCAACTTTCGCAACGAAACCCATCCTCTCGCGGCATGTTCCGGTAAGTTCCGAAGCTCCACGCCAAGAGTTGATTGTTGGCGCGATTGGCTCAGATGTGGAGTTCAACGACCCATACCTAGACGCGGATACGTGCATCTGGGAAGCCACAGCGATAGCCGGCATTGAGACTGATACCGTGCGCGAGTATTCCGCCGCCTATTCCTACGTTCCCGTGATGACTCCTGGTGAATATCACGGGCAGCGTTACGACGGGATTATGACAGAGATTCGCGGTAATCATCTGGCTCTCGTTGAGTCAGGGAGGGCCGGGAGTGACGTACTAGCAGCAGATGAGGAAATCAAAATTATGAAGACGACCAAATTGGGCAAAGCCCTTTTCGTGACTCTCGGCGGCATGAGCCCGAAGCTCGCAGCGGATTCCGCGTTGCTTGCTTTGGTTGGTCAGGCCGCCAAGAAAACCTTCAATCGGGAAGATGTAAGCGCCAAGCTCGTAGCGATGGACGCGGATCTCGACCCCAAAAAGTTAGGCTCAACGCTTGACGTGATTCTCGCACTTGACGCGGACTCGAAAGATGACGATGAGGCTATCGGTCAGGACGGCGAGGACGATGAGGAAGAGGAGAAGAAAAAGAAGATCGCCGCTGACAAGCTCGCGAAGGACGCCGAAGAGAAGTCGGACAAGAAGCTCGAAGGCGCAATGGATAGTCTCCGCAAGGATCTCCGCGAAGCTGACGAAGCGCGCCGAGCCGTTCGCGATGTAGTGGGAGATGTGATCGCTCAGGACTCGGCGGCCAACATCTACACTCTCGCTCTCGATGAGATGAAGATCTCTCACGAAGGCGTTACCGACGTTGCCGGCCTCAAGGCTCTCTTCGCTCTCGGTCACTCCTCGCGCTCGGCTGCTCCCGCTCCGCGCATCGCTCAGGACTCGGCATCCGTTACGGCCAAGTTCCCCCACGCAACCCGCTTCCGTCAGCAGTAAGAAAGTAGGACTCATGCCGTTTCAGAACCGAGTCAATCGCAACAACCCAATCGCAGTAGCCGGGGACTTCGCATCCGCGAATCCTCGCGCCGCTGTACTCGCGGGGGAAGGCGGCCTTGTGGCCGGTCCCCTCGGCGTGACTGTCGGAAAGTTTGCCTGGGTATCGGCAGACGGAAAGACAGTCACCAACTCCGGAGAGGGAGCAGTTGCCCCCACCGGCTTTGTGCATCGTCAGGAAGGCGCGGCGCTCATTACCGCGTTTCTCGGTGAAGCCTCCAACGTCATTCCCGCCGGTTTCCCGGTCACTCTGCATAACGCTGGTGATTTCTTCGCCGCCGTCAACGGTCAGGCGAGTGTAAACGGTTCGCAAGTCTTCGCGAGCTTCGCTGACGGTTCGGTATTCATCGGAGCGGCTCCCGCCGGTACCACGGCGACGGGCTCCGTCGGTGCAACCTTCACCGCGACGGGTACCGCGAACTCTCTCGCAGTGACAGCCGTTACCGGGCTCATCTCGATTGGTGACGCAATCGCTGGAACCGGCGTCCCCGCAAATACCTCCATCACTGCACAGCTTAGCGGCACACCAGGCGGCGCGGGTACCTACACCACCAACAACCCCACCACGGCAGCGGCGGCCACTGTTACGGCCTTCGGCAATGTGCTCAACGTTACGGCGGTCGTCGGTGTGTTGGCGGTTGGCGATGGCGTTACGGGAACCGGCGTACCTGCAGGCGCAACCATCGCGTCTCAGGTGAGCGGAGCAGGCGGCGGCGTGGGAGTCTACACGTTGGACCGGAACGCAACCGCATACGCGGCTTCGACGGCTCTCACCGTGGCAGGCGGCATCCTGACCAAGTTTGTAGCCAAGTCTATTGCCGCAGTGGGCGAGCTTGTCAAAATCTCGACGTGGGGTAACTAAGACACTATGAATCCAACTCTCCTCGCACTTTCCACCTTGGCCGGCATTCATTTTATGGGAGTGAATGCAGACTTGCAGCTTGCGGATGCGGCTCGGAGCGTTCTCATCGCTCAGGACGCACAGCCAGCACTCATTACCACCAGCAACGCCGGTATCCCCGCGTTTCTCTCTACCTTCATCGATCCAAAGATGATTGAGATTTTGGTCGCCCCTATGAAGGCCGCCGATATCGTTGGCGAGGAAATCAAGAAGGGCGATTGGACCACCAAAACGGGTATGTTCCCTGTTGTGGAGTCCACTGGCGAAACCTCGGCGTATGGCGATTACAGCAACAACGGCGTTGCCGGCGCGAACACCAATTTCCCTCAGCGTCAGAGTTTCCACTACCAAGTGATTACTCAGTGGGGCGAGTTGGAACTCGAAACGGCGGCTCTCGCTCGTATCGATTGGGCAAACCGCGTCAACATCGCGAGCGTGCTTACACTCAACAAGTTTCAGAACAAGAGTTACTTTTTCGGCGTTTCCGGCTTGCAGAATTACGGCTTGCTGAATGATCCCAACCTGGGAGCCCCCATCGCTCCCACCGTCGAAACTGGCGGCCTGGTAACGTGGCTGTCAAAGGATGCGCTCGGCGTGCTCGCGGATATCGCGGCCATGTTTACGCAACTCCAGACGCAGGCAGACGGCTTGGTCGATCTCGCTACCCCGATGACTTTGGCAATGTCTCCCGCCGCCGAAGCTATCGGGCTCACAAAGACGAATAACTTCAACGTCAACGTGTTGGATCTCATCAAAAAGAACTACCCCAACATGACGATCAAAACCGCCCCCGAGTACGCGACGGCTTCCGGCCAACTCGTGCAACTCATCGCCAACGAAATCGAAGGTCAGCGGACAGTTGACGTTGCCTTCACCGAAAAGCTCCGCGCTCACCCCGTGAAAATCGAGTTGAGCAGCTTCAAGCAAAAGAAGTCTCAGGGAACCTGGGGCGCGATTATTTATCGTCCCTTCCTGATTGTCGGAATGCTCGGCGTCTAGTAAGGTACGGACAGTGGGCAGATGAATTACTTGGGGACTGAGAGCGATACTCTCAGTCCTCGATTTCTAGAAAAGGAAAATAATATGGCAAAGGTTGTTATCGGCTGCAGGCTCCCTAATGGGTTGACTATTACCCATCCCACCACCAAAGCGAAAGTCACTCTCGCCGGGACGTTCTCCTCGAAGATCATCGGCGCAACCCACGCGACAACTCTGGTAGAGCAGGAGTTTTGGGACACTTGGAAGAAAGCCTATAGCGATTACGCGCCCCTCAAGAATGGCTCAATCTTTGAGGCTCGCTCCGGAACCGAAGCCGGCGAGAAGGCGAAGGATCTCGAAGACGAAAAGACGGGCTTTGAGCCGATGGCTCGCGATGCCGCCGGCGTGAAAGAAGCAACAAAGGACTAAGTAATCGACGTTGCCCGCCGAGTTTCAGCGTCTTCCTCGGCCTAAGCGGTACCCGAAGCAGAGACGCGGCAGGGTACCGCGCAACACTGGAAGGGATATATGTCCGTCGCAGTATTCAATCTCGTAGACTTCCTCACTCGGTATGCGGAATTTAGCGCCGTGAGCCCTTCCAAGCTCGCGGCCTATTTTTCGGATGCGGGGATACTCTACCTCAACAACTCCCCTGGTGGACGCGTGCGGGACATACCTAAGCGCACTCTTCTCCTCTACATGCTCACGGCTCATCAATCTTTCTTGAGCGGAGATCTCACGGCAGACGGGCAGCCTAAGCCAGTGGGGAGAGTGAGCCAAGCTGCCGAGGGTAGCGTATCCGCGAGCTTTGAGGGCGTACCGCCTACACCTGGTACCGGCGCATGGTTTCAACAGACCCAATACGGCGCGGCCTTCTGGCAGGCTACAAGCTCGCTACGGGGTATGCGGTACCTTCCGCGCCAAACGAATCCCAACAGCTTCCCACGCTATGACGGCGGCTTTCGTGGCCGGTAGTGTCTCCGACAACGTAGAGCGCAAGCTCAAAGAGATCGCTAAGAAAATGAGCGGCTCCGTCGAAGTCGGATTTCTTGAGGGCGCAACCTACCCAGACGGTACCCCCGTGGCCGCCGTTGCCTTCTGGAATGAGTTCGGAGCGTCAGGACCGCCGCGCCCCTTCTTTCGCGGGATGATTGCTGAGGATTCCCCCTCATGGCCGGATAAGGTTGCGGCTCTCGCGAAGTCCACAAACAACGATGGCGCGAAGGTGCTCGCGCTGATGGGGGAAGACATTCAAGGGGCTCTCATTCAGAGCATCAACGATTTCACAACTCCCGCTCTCGCTCAGAGCACAATCGACCGCAAGGGCTTTGATAAGCCGCTCATCAATGAGGCAATTATGGTCAACTCAACCGGCTACAGGGTCATAAAATAATGGACCTTCGCGGAATCGCCAACAGCGTAAGCAACGCCGTCAACCCGAACATGATTGTCACGGTGACGGCTTCTACCGGGAACACCCCAGGCAACGCGGGAAACGGCTATAAGCAGACTCCGACTTATGCCTCGCCTGTCAACGGTCCCGCGCAACTCCAAGCTCTCGATAGTCAGGATCTCAAGCAAATTGACGGACTCAATCTGCAAGGGGTACTCCGCGCCATCTACTTGCGCGGATCTCTCGCGGGAGTTATCCGTCCGAATAGTACCGGCGGGGATATCGTAACCATCGCAGCCCCCGCGCCGGCGCAATTTATCGGTACCTGGTTAGTCGTCAAGGTACTTGAGACGTGGCCGCTGTGGTCAAAGTGCGTAATAAATTTGCAGGTGCCGAGTGCCTAATTACGTTCCGAGCATCATCGTTGACGCGGTAATAGGGGCTCTCGGAGCATTCCTACAGCCATTCGTGGGAAGCGCTCCGATAGTGCGGGGGCAGAATAACCGTACCGCGATGCCGCGCTCTGGCTTTGTGGAACTCACAGAGATTTTGCAGGTTGACTTAGAGACGCCAAACACCGTAGAGACTGCCGATACCGCAACCATCACGGGACCGAAGCGCATTGATATCCAAGTTGACTTTTTCGGTCCCGCTTCCGGCGATTGGTCTAGCGCTATCAAGACTGTTTATCGCAGTCCGTATGCCCCCGCGCAATTCCCTGACGGCATCAAACCATTATTTTGCTCTGACGGACACCAGGCTCCCTTGGTAAACGCTGAGCAGCAATACGAAGGGGGTTGGACGCTTACGGCGAGCTTGCAATATAATCCGGCTGTAGTAATACCTTTGCAGTCCGCTAATGTTTTAGCTGTAAATATTTTGGAGGATCTACCCTAATGACCATCCCCGCGATGCGGATTGCAAAGATCAACCCAGGTGTGATTAGTGGCGGCGGCAATTCGCTTGCGATGAATGCCCTCTATCTTACGCAAAGCCTTCTGATGCCAACCGGCTCCGTTTTCAACTTCGCGAGCGATGCGTCAGTGGCTAAGTTTTTCGGTCCAGGCTCCCCCGAAGCTGCTCAGGCGGCCATCTACTTTGCGGGTTACAACAACTCCCCGCTCAAGCCTGGGGGGATGTTGTTCTCTGCGTTCAACGCCGCCGCTCGCGCCGCGTTCCTTCAGTCCGGATCTCTCGCGGGGATGACGCTCACACAACTGCAGGCGCTTACCGGGACGCTCACAATCAGCGTTGACGGTACCCCCGAGACTTCGGCGGCTATCGATCTTGCGACGGCTACCAGCTTCACCAACGCGGCGGCTCTCATCCTCGCAGGCTTCACCGCGCCGGCCTTCGCCGTCAGTTGGAATGCAGTGGCGAGCGCGTTCGTATTCACGAGCACTCTCACCGGCGTTACTGCTACGATCTCCTACGCAAGCGGGACGCTCGCCGCAAGCCTCAACCTTACGGTAGCCGGCGGCGCGATTCTCTCGCAGGGCGCGGCGGTTGATACTCCCGCAACTGCGATGGCGAATGCAATTCGAGTCAGTCAGAATTGGGCGACGTTCGTTACTTTGTGGGAGCCGGTCACTGCGGATAAGCTCGCCTTCCTCACTTGGAGCAACGAGCAGAATGACCGATATCTTTATCTCGGATGGGACTCCGATGTAAACGCTTCGGTACAGGGGAATACGACTTGCTTCGGAGCGCTCGCAATCGCGGCGGGGCTCGGCGGCGGCGCGGCCTTCTCTGGCGATCCCGCATTGGCGTTGACTGAGGGTACGACTCTCGCCGCGCTCGCGCTCAACCTCGCAACCTTCGTGGCCGGCGCAATCGCCTCCATCAACTTTGCGGGAATCAACGCACGCACAACGCTTGCCTTCCTCTCAGGGTCCATCCAGCCGACTTGCGCGGACGACCAGATTTCACAGAATCTCCTCGCCAACGGGTACAGCTTCTACGGTAGCTACGCCACGGCAAACAAGACTTTCATCTTCCTCTATAACGGGCAAATGTTCGGAGTGTGGAAGTGGATCAACAGTTACGTACAGCAGATCTATCTCAACAGTCAGTTTCAGTTGGCTTTGATGAATCTGGTTACTCAGATTGGCTCCGTCTCCTACACGCCGGCGGGTTACGGCCTGATACGCAATACGCTTGCCGATCCCATCGCCGCCGCTCTCGCCTTCGGTACTATCCGCGTCGGTGTGACGCTCTCGGCATCGCAAACCGCGCAAGTCAATCAGGCCGCCGGCGTCAACGCTGCGAGCGTAATCCAGACGCAAGGGTACTACCTGCAGATCCTCGACCCAGGCGCGGAAGTTCGCGCAAACAAGGGGAGCCCGATTATCAATTTCTGGTATGCGGATGGCGACGACGTACAACAGATCACGATGGCCTCAATAGACATTCTGTAACCGAGAGGGACTCAATTGGCAGACACAACGATTACAAGCGCAAATTCCGTGGTAACTCTTTCCGTGGCCGGCCTCTTCCCGATCCCTCAGCAGTTGCGCGGCTACTCGGCAGATCGCGCGTGGGAATCTGAGGCAATCGAATTGACTGAGAGTCAAATGAGCGTTGACGGTCGCAAGACTTCCGGATACGTCTTCAACATGGTTCCGCAGACGTTCAACCTGCAGGCAGACTCCCCGAGCAAGGCGATTTTCAACGCCATCATCAACGCCATGAAAGCGGCGCGGGAGGTTCTCTACATCTCGGGGACGATTGATCTACCCTCAACCGGCGAGTCTTTCGTTTGCACTCGCGGCACGCTCAAGAGCGGCAAGATGCTCCCCGATGCCGGCAAGGTTCTGCAGCCGATGACGTACACGATTGAGTGGGAGAGCATCAACCCGACTATCAGCTAAAGGTGTGGTTAGCGTAACAGTAACGTCCGAACGGTCAGCGCATGAATGTTACGTTTCAACCGCCGGGGACCACACTCGAATTGAGGAAGCGAAATGAGAACAAGCGCGAACGGTATCAGCTTCATCAAAGAGCGAGAGGGATATACCCCAATCCCGAAGGACGATAATGGTCATCTGATGTGGGGGCATGGCCACGACCGGCGCGGCTTCGAGCTAGTTCCTGATTACATTTCGCTCAGCGATTCCGGCGCTCTGCTCGCGGAAGATCTCGCCGTACACTTCGAGCCTCAAGTGAACGCGCTGGCTCCCTGGGCGAATCAGAATCAATTCGATGCTCTGGTGGATTTCTGCTACAACCTGGGGCCGGGGGCGCTCGCCACGATGTTGCATCACGGACGAGATGTGGTACCTACACAAATGGCCGCCTGGTGCTATGAGCATGTGAATGGTGTGGCACGACGGTCGAAAGGTTTGGCTGACCGGCGATCAAAGGAGATTGCGTTATATGGCGCGTAAGATTGCAAATTACACCGTCACCGACGAAGGGCGCGACAAGGGAAAACTCTTCGTCATAAATGAGATGAGCGCAACGCAGGGCGAAGAATGGGCAATGAGAGCGATGCTCGCGCTCATGCAATCCAATGTGGAAATCCCCGAGGGGGCACTCGAATTGGGGATGGCCGCTCTCGCTCAGATGGGACTCAAGGCGCTCTCTGGTATCAAATGGGAACTCGCCAAACCACTCATGCAAGAGTTGATGGAATGCATTCAGATCATCCCGAACCCCTCGAAGACTGAAGTTGTGCGTGCATTGGTTGAGAGCGATATCGAGGAAATCTTGACGCGAGCAACGCTCAAGTGGGAGGTATTGAGTCTCCATGTGGATTTTTCGCAAGCCGCCGACCTCTCGAAATCCCTTCGAGGCGTAGTGAAGGCGGCAAAGTCCGGACGAGCTACAAAAATGTCCCGAAGATAATCGGGGTTCTCATTTCGCGCCGCATCGCCACGTTGCATGAACTCAGTACCATCTACGGCGTCGAAGACGCTCACAAGATGCTTGAAATAATTCTGGTGGATGATGCCAACAATAATTGATTCGCTCGTCGTAAAGCTCGGACTCGATAGTAAGGATCTCGATTCCAAGAGCACGACCGCCGGAAAGAAGCTCAAGGATCTCGAAGGTCAATCCGCAAAGACCGAAAAGGGCGTCAAGCAAATTGGCGAAACGTCGAAGGGAGCCTCTCGGGGGGTTGAGACTCTCACCCGCACTCTCGGTAGTTTCCTTGCGATCATCGGCGGGACGGCGGCGCTGAAAGCGTTCGTAGAGGACACAATCGCCACTAATGCGGCGCTCGACCGACTCTCTAAGAATCTCAATGTGAGCGTCTCCGATCTATCCGCTTGGGGGAACGCTGTTGAAGGGATGGGCGGGAGCGCTAAGGGGGCATACGGCACGTTAGATATGCTCTCCAAAGCTCAGACCGAGCTACGGCTCACCGGCCAATCCTCACTCATTCCCTACTTCAGTGCTCTCGGGGTATCGCTCGCCACTGTTGAGGGCCAAGCTCGCCCCGTGGATGATATTCTTCTGGATCTCTCCGAGCGCTTTAGCCACATGGACCGCACGACTGCAAACAATATGGGTCGCATGATGGGGATAGACCAGGACACACTCAATCTACTCCTGCAAGGCCGGCGCGAAGTCGAGCTAACCATCAAGCGTCAGAAGGAACATAACGCGGTTACAAAGGCTCAGGCGGAAGAGTCGAGCAAGTTACAGCGCTCAATCGTGGATTTGAAACAGAGCTTCACTGCTTTCGGTCGCGATTTGCTGCAGCAAGCCTCACCCGCAATCGAAAAGATACTCGGGTTGCTTCAATCGTTTGGTAGTTGGGTCACGACTAACAAAGAGTTTATTGGGGACTTCCTTACGGTCATGGCTGTAGGGCTCGGGGCGATTGCCTTAGTTACCCTACCCATTACCGGCACCGTGGCCGCTGTGACCGCTCTAGCCGCAGCAATCGCCCTTCTGTATCAGGACTACCAAACTTGGAAGCGCGGCGGGGATTCGTTCGTAGATTGGCAGGTTTGGAAGGATCGCATAGACGCGGTTACAAATTCGATACACAAGCTACGTGATGCTCTGGGAGGCGTTGCGGATAAAACCGAGACTTATCTCGAAAAGAATGTGCCTGGATTCAAGAAATTCAACGATTGGTTTGTGAGCAAAGGGGACGCTAAAAAGCTCGGCGCTGCTACCAGTGGCGCGATAGGCTCCGCGTTGGGGGTTCGATCATCCGACCCGCGTAAAGCTCAGGCAGAGCGAGTCTCCGCGAAGACTGGCATTCCTGCAGATATCATCTACGCTCAATGGGAGCACGAGACTAATAACTTCACCAATCGCGGCGCGAAGGATCTCAACAACCTCGCCGGCGTGAATGTCCCTGGTGGTAAGGGTCAGGACTATCGAAAATTCAAATCTCTTGACGAGTTCGGAGATTACTACGCGTACATGATGCGGCCTGGTGGCTACTATCCAGATGCGTCGAAAGCAAAGACAGCGGCGGATTTCGCGGCGGCTCTCAAACACGGCAAGGGGGGCTTGCAGTATTACAAGGGGCCGGAAGACGCTTACGCCACAAACATGCAACGTTATCTCAATGGCATCGGGGGGGCATCCGGAGCGGTGGCCGCCGCTGGCTCCTCGCCGGCGTCATCTTCGAGCACGACCGATAAGAGCGTCAAGGTGCAAACGGGGGATATCACCATCCACACTCAAGCAACCGATGCGAACGGCATCGCTCGCGGTATGGGCAATGCGATGGACTACCTGTTTACGAGCCAAGCAAACTCGGGGCTTTTCTAATGCCTTATAAATGCCCCGAACGCGCTAACGATCAAAAACGCAGATGGAAGTCCAACATGACTCCTGAGCAAAAAGAACATGCTCGTGATATGGAGCGCAAACGTTGGGCTACTAAAACCGCCGAGCAAAAACGATATAAGTCTGCATCTAGAACACCAGAGCAACGCCGCAACTATCAGTTGAAAGCTACGTACGGAATCACTCTAAAAGAGTGGGACGAAATGTTTGTTGCTCAAGGTTCATGCTGTGCAAATGAGCTATGCAAGGCGAGCTATTCCAATAACAAAAAGGGTTGGCACCTAGACCATTGTCATTCAACACGTAAAATTCGCGGCATCCTCTGTAGTAATTGTAATGTCGCGCTCGGTCATGCTCAAGACGATGAAAAACGGTTGATTGGTTTGTCTATGTATGTGCTAAAACATCGGGAGATAAGCTAATGCCGAATATCCCTTTTCCGTCCGTCCCCGCATACCCCGGCGTCCCCGCTCTGACGCGCCCAATCCAAATAGCCGTAGCGAGAAACGTCCCGCTTTCTATCGCTATCGGCACTGTTGAAAATCTTCTTATTCAAGCTCTACAACAGGCTCCGCGATGGGGGATATTCGACGCTGCCGGCAATCAGTTAGGGATTGATGCCAACAGCGGTAACCCAATCATCACGGCGCTTACAAGCCAAATCACGGGCATAACCGCGCCGGTACTTTCCACCTTCGCCTTCGAGTTTCGGAAAGAGACGAAGATTAGCCAATTCCCCATAGAGGGAGGCTCATTCGCGAGCTTCAATAAAGTTGAGCTTCCGGCCAATCCTATCGTGACTTTGGTTATGGACGGTAGCGAGAGTGACCGCACGAACTTTCTCAGCGCCATTGATGATGCTTGCAAATCTACCGCTCTCTATAGCGTGGTGACGCCGGAAGTAACTTACGCGAATTACAGTCTCGAATCCTACAGCTACCAGCGCCGAGCTACCAGGGGAGCTACGTTGCTCATGGTTGAGGTAGTGCTCGAAGAAATCCGGCAAGTCTCGGCGGCATTCTCGACGGCCACAAAGCCCATTGTCAATCCTCAGAATCCCGCCGCTACCCCTCAGACCAATAGCGGCATGACTCAGCCGGCCACGCCGGATGTATCCACGCTCAAGTCAATAACGAACAAGATCTCAGCGCTCGCGGGAGTACAGTAATGCAGCAAATCGCGTTGCAGCCGGTACCCTCGCAGCAATTACAAACTGTGCTCGCCGGCCAAAATTGCCAGATTGCCGTGTACCTCAAAGGTGAGCATCTCTTTGTGGATCTCAACTCCAACGGCGTCGATATCTCTACCGCTGTAATCGCTCGCGATGTTGTCCCGCTCGTACCTACGGCATACCTGGGGTTTGTGGGCAATCTGATATTCACTGACACTCAAGGGACCAGCGATCCAACCTTTGACGGGCTCGGCTCGCGGTACCAGTTGGTCTATCTGACTGAGGCTGAGTATGTCCTCATTTAGTAACAAAAAAGAGCTTCGCTTCATCATCACGCTCGCAACGGGTAGCTTCGGCTCAAGCTCCAACAACCAAATAACTCTCGAAGGATTCCGCGCAACTGTCGATATAGACAAGGCCGGCGGGATGATGATGGGGACGCTCCGCGCTCAGATTTACGGCGTATCTCAAAGCAATATGAACTCCATCACAACTCTGCAGTGGAAGCCTAGCGGGTTTCTCAAAAACACCGTAGAGGTTTACGCCATCGACGGAGCGCAACAGACTCTTATCTTTCAAGGGAACATCGTCAACGCTTGGCCTAACTACCAGGGGATGCCGGATGTGTTTCTGGAGATCCAAGCTCAGGCCGCATACTTCAATCAGTTGCAGCCGGTACCCCCGAGCAGTTTCAAAGGTATGGTAGACGTTGCAACTGTGATGGCTCAACTCGCGAAGGGGATGGGGCTCACCTTCGAGAATACTGGCGTGGCGGTACAACTCTCAAATCCATATCTACCTAACACTGCCTTAGAGCAGGCAAAGGCGCTCGCAATAGCCGCCGGCATCGATATTTATTTAGACAACAATGTGCTAGCGATCACGCCGCGCAATACCCCGCGTGGGACTCTCATCCCCGAAGTCTCCGCGCAAACTGGATTGCAGGGATACCCAACATTCGACGGTATCGGGATAAACTTGCAAGTCCTATTCAA